GTCATTCGCGAACAGAAGCTCGTTATCGATAGCAGCAATGCGGCGAACTCCGGTAACGAAGTTCACGCCGTCATGTCGGCCGCGATCACGGAATGGATCACGACGCAGGGATGGATGGGCGGCGACCAAGGCGCTAAGCAAGTCGGCTATCTCGCGGATTGGATTCGCGGGCAAGCGACGATCAGCCGGCCGGACGTGCAACCCGACGTCGTCGAAGCTCTGCGCGGCGGGGCGTGGGCGATTGCCGAATTCCTCGACTCGCTGAACCCCGGCAACATTCTGCGCTATGACGGCGGCGACGAGTTAGGGCGTAGCGGGCAACTCGGCTGGAACGTGCCGCACCTTGGCCGATGCCTCACGTCCGAAGTCGACTTGCTGGTAAACACCGCCGCGAAAGACGTCCTCGACGAACACGATTGGAAGAGCGGCCAAAAGCGCAATTGGTCCGCCGCCGAAGTGCGCAACTCGTTTCAGTTCGGGATGCACGGTTGGCTGATCTTTATGAACTATCCCCAGGTGAACGTGCTCAACGTCACCATCTGGCCGACGCGCAACGTCAGTAGCCGGGTGTGCGTGCAGTTCTTCCGCAAGGATCTCCCCGCACTCGAAGCGCGGATTATGAACGCCGCGAACCATTGGGCCGCCTACAACGGCAAGCCCGTCGACGCCGTCCCAACGTGGCCGTCGAAAGAGAAGTGCCGCCTATGCGACGGCCGCACGCTCTGCCCGATCAAACCGCCCGCCGCTTGTGCCGACGATCCTGCCGGCTACGTCGCTGCGATGCTCGCTCTCAGTGCCAAGCTCGAAGCGATGCGCGACGAAGCCATTGAGCACGTCGAAGCCACCGGCGCAGACATCGTCACGCCCGACGGCATCGCGTTCGGATTCTCCAAGCCGATCGAACGAAAGCCGAGGGCCGCACTGTACGACGCCGTCCCCGGGTCGGACGCGCCGGCCGTCACGCGTGAACCGAAGCAACGCAAGTCGAAGTCGTCGAAGCCCGCCCGTGAAGTGTCGACGCCCGACGACGACGACTTGTTCGAACAAGCCATTGCCAACTTAACCCGTACCGAATAGGAGCCCGCCGCTATGTCGACCGCAGAAACGCCCACCGCTCAAACTCCCGTTGCCACCGCCGAGAACACGGAAGTCGCCGTCTTCCGCAAATACGATACGCAAATCGCCGAGCTTGCTCAGCAAGTTGCCGCCGTGGTCGTCGAATCCAAGGAAGGTTTTCCCGTAGCGAAGGAATTCAATCAGACCCTCGTGAAGCTGCGCGTCGGCGTGGAAGACGTTCGCAAGGAACTCAAAGCGCCGCTGCTCGAACGCGGCAAGATGATCGACAAGGAAGCGAAACGCATAGAGAACGCGTTGCTCGCAATTGAAACCCCGCTCAAAGCTCGCATCAAGAAGATCGAAGACGAGAAGGAGCGTCTGAAAAAGGAGCGCGAAGAAGCCGAGCGCAAGAAGATCGAAGACGAACAACGTGCCAAGCTCGAAGCCGAAGCCGCCGCCGAGAAGGCCCGCCGCGATGCCGAAGAAGCCGAGCGCAAGCGTAAGCAGGAAGAGGAAGAGGCTAAGCTGCGCGAGCAGCAGGAAGCTCTTCGTCTCGAACGCGAGAAGATGGAAGCCGAACGCAAGCGCCTCGAAGAGATCCAGAACGCCGAGAAGGAACGTCAACGCGCCGAGCAAGAGCGTATCGCCGCCGAACAACGTGCCGAGCGTGAACGGCTCGAAGCGGAGCGCAAGCGGTTGGAAGACGAACGCAAAGCCGCCGAGGCCGAACGTCAACGCCTGGAAGATGAACGGCTGGCCAAAGCCCAACGTGAACGCGAAGAGCGGGAAGCGGCTGAACGCAAGGCCCGCGAAGAGTTGGAAGCCAAGGAGCGGGCTCTTGAAGCGGAACGCCAACGGCTCGAAGCAATCGAAGCCGATCGGCAATTGAAGATCAAGGAAGAGCAGGAAGCCAAAGAGCGGGCCGAACGCGAAGCCGCGGCCGAAGCGGAGCGAAAGCGTCTCGAAGAAGAGCGCATCGCCGCCGAGCGTGCCGAAGCCGAGAAGCTGAAACCGGACGCGGAGAAGATTCGAGCTTTGGGTGTGGAGTTGCAGGGCATCGTTCTGCCCACCGTGAAGCAAGCCGCCGCCAAGAAGTTCGTCGACGAGATCTTCACCGGCCTTAGCGCCTTGGCCGCTCGCTGCGAATCGTTCGGAGTCAAAGCCTAGTCATGGCGACTCGCGACCCATTCTCGGAATCGTCGGCGGCGCGTGAACGTGCGAAGCGTTTTAAGGTGCCAGTCACCTACACGTTCACGCATCGTCAGACGCTCGACGACGGCCGCATCATCCTTGCCGATCCCGCGCGTAAGCACTGGTTGATTACGAACGATCCGCTCGGCGACGTCAGCTACGCATGGGCGCCGTCGGTGTGGGATGAGACGAAAGCGGTAGCGGCTTTCTATCAGTATCAGACGACGATCGAACACGACTATTCCTGATTCATTGCTCTCGCCACGCGATTTTTACGTTATGGGTCGCCGAAGCGAGGGAACCAGCACCGGCCGCCGCAGCGGTGATGAGATTGACTGCGGCCTCGAACACTTTTTAGGAGCAACGATATGTCCGAGCCTGCCAAGTTTGACGAATGGGCGATCGTGGAAGTAATGGGGCATCAGCGTTACGCCGGCAAGGTCACCGAACAGGCCATTGGCGGCTGCAACTTCGTCCGCGTCGACGTGCCTCGCATCGATCAATCGACGCCCGAGCGTGCCGACATCACGCAGGCGTTCACGAAGCTGCTCGGCCAAGCGTCGATCTTCGCGATTACGCCCGTGAGCGAGGCCGTCGCCCGCCATGTCGCCGCGTCGATCCGTGCCGCTCCGGTGCACGTTTACGACCTGCCGAGCGTGCATCAGCGTCCGTTGCCTCTTGCCAGCGACAACTTCGACATCGGCCCGCGCGATGAGTTCGACGACGAAGACGGGGGCTATTCGCCATGAGCCAACGAACAACGAAGTTCGCGCTAGACTCCGAAGACTTCGACAAGGCCATCTATCTCGACATCACGCTGTCTTACGTGTGGTGCGAAGGGTGGAGCAAGACGCACGAAGAGCCCGGGTGTGACGCCCATCCGGAAGATCTGCAATTCACTGACGTCATGGTGATCGTAGACGGCGCACGCTTTCACTGCGGACAACCAGCACAGAAGGCGGCACTTCTCGACAAGCTCAACGCGCTGCTCGACGACAAGGCGTTTCATAAGCGTTGCGAAGAGAAGTGTTGCCAGCAGCAAAGCGACGACCACGAAACGGCGTTGGCCGAACGCGACGAAGCCCGTAGTCGCAAGTGGGATGAATAAGCCATGAGCAACGCCAAGAAACCACGCTGCCCCGTTTGCGATACGGCGAAGTTCGTCACGCTCCAAGGCTGTGACAGAGATCTCGGCTACTGCTCGAAGTGCAAAGGCACGTTCGACGCCGTGGATCCGGACGAAGGCGGCGATTACTCGACCTTTAACCCTGCCGCGAGACTCGAACGCGAAGAGCGTCGGGCGCAACGGCGATTTCCCAGGAGGTAGTTTCCCATGGCCACGAAGAAGAAGGCCAAACGACGCCCCGCTAGACGCCCGCCCGGCAAGGTGATCGTGCAGTTCCCCGTGAAGTGCGGCAACGTGTCGATCGGCGACAAGACGGTAAGCGTCGGCATCAAGATCGATCGGCAGTTCTGCACGCTCGCGCGTATGGAAGAGTGCTTAGTCGGTCGCCGGCTCACCGGACGTCTCAAGCTCGGTGCCGTTGCGGCTTCCGACGCTCCGAAGCAACAGACGCTCGAGAACATGGACGATTCGAATTACGAAGTCGTCGGCGTGTTCCAAACCAGCAGCGTCAGCGTCACGGAAAAGACGCTCGGCGTGACTCTCAATCTCAACATGAAGGAGATCGAAGAGGGTGCGCTGGATCGTTTCGCCAAGAAGTCGGCGGGGCTCATCATCGAATCGGTCGACACCGTCACGGCCGACGATGAAGACGAAGAAGAAGAAGAGCCCGACACCGAACCGGCTGAATAGCCGCGTCACCGATCAACCAGCCGTCGCAAGGCGGCTTCGACACTTTCCTTTCCCCACTCATTCATAGGAACCTGCCCGTGACCCAGCATTACATCGGTACGAAACAAGTGACCGCGTGGCCCGCCGAAAAGGACGGCCAGCCCGGCTACGGCATCACGTATCCCGACGGCTATCAATCGTGGTCGCCGAAAGCCGTGTTTGAATCCGCCTACCTAGCGATGGGCGAAGGCAACGACGGCTCGAAGATCACCCAAGACATGGTCGACGGCTTCATTCTCAACATCGAAGCCAAGCAGTTCGGCGAAAAGAACACCGTCGTCGTCGCCACGCTGGCCAACGGTTTCGAAATCGTCGAGTCGTCGTCGTGCGTCGACCCGAAGAATTTCAGCATGGAAATCGGCACGCAAATCTGCGTCGACCGCATCAAAAACAAGGTGTGGCACTTGCTCGGTTTCCTGCTGCAGACGGCCCGTAGCGGCGTCACGTTCGCCAATACCGACTGCAAGTCGGCGGCTGATCCCGTCGCCGCCGAGTAATCGTCTCTCCACGATCCGCTGCGGCTAAGGAGTGCGTTGCTCCCGATGCCGCAGCGGGTTTCTCTCTCCAAGGATCGAACGATGGACGGCGACGCAATTATCAATGCCCTATGGGACGTGGCTAGGAGCAACGGACCGACCGGCGCGCGTGTAACTGCGCAGCGTGAAATGAAATCGGCAATGGTCGAAATCCTCAAGGGCGAAGGCTACTTCGTTTGCGAGACGGCCGCCGAACTTCGCGAACTGGCGATCGACGAAACCGACCTCGTTGAACCGAACGCGGGCAAGTGAAGGCCAGCGACACCCTCTTCGACGGAGCAAACTAGCCATGCCGATGGACCGCTCGAAATATCCGCCGAATTGGGACGAGATCGCGACGGCCGTAAAGGAATCCGCCGGCTGGCGCTGCGAACTCTGCCGCATGCAATGCCGACGCCCCGGTGAGAAGCATACGACGCACAAGATCACGCTCACGGTTGCTCACTTGAACCACGTTGAAATGGATGTTCGCCCCGAGAACCTTGCCGCGATGTGCGCTCCGTGCCACCTGCGCTACGACAACGTGCGACGCCGCCTGCAACGCGCGGTCGCGAAACGATTGAAGCGAACGAAGATCGAACCGCTGTTTACGGGAGCCGCCAAGTGAGCCAAGCACGGAAGCTGAAAGCCTGCGATTGGACCGAGTCAAAGGTGTTCGACGCGCTGCGTCACGTATTTCCTTCTCCGGCCCACACTCGTATCCCGTCCGTACGCAACGGCACCGGCTACGCACGCAAGCGAACGCGCACCGCCGACGGGCTCGTGTTCAGCACTTGGCCGTCGCGCGGCTTGTGGATGGCAGGCATCGAGATCAAAGTCAGCCGCGCCGACTGGAAGAAAGAACTCGCCGACGCCGCGAAGTCTGACGAGATTCAGCAGTATTGCCACCATTGGTACGTCGCAGCGCCGGCTGGCGTCGTGCCGCTCAATGAAGTGCCTCAGAACTGGGGCGTCATTGAGGTAAGCGGTACGACGGCCGACATCGTGAAAGCCGCCCCGCGTCTCGACGCAAAGGCCCCCGACTTTCTTCTACTCTGCGCGATCTTCCGCGCGATGGAAGGCAAGGTCGTTTGCGCCGGAGTCGTCGAGGATCGAGTTCGCGAGCAAGTCGACGCGGCAATAGAAGCCAAGCGCAAAGCCGACGATTACGAATTTAAGAACCTGAAAGAGGTCGTTGCCGAATTCTCCGCAGCGTCCGGAGTCACGTTGAACGCCGGAACGTGGCGAGCCGGCGACATTGGCAAGGCCGTCAAGTTCGTTCAGGAACACGGTGCGGAGAACATCTTGTCGCGGATGCGCCGCGACGCCGAGCACGTCAAGAAGATGGCCGAAGAAATGCTCGCGAAGCTCAACGGCGACGCACCACTAGATGAGGACGAAGCATGAAATCCCTACGCAGCCAGAACGATTACGCGCACCGCAAGAAGACCTACACCGTAGAAGCAACCCGGCCCGACGTGGGCGAGGATTGCGACGTAACGATCAGCCTCGACGGTGCCGTGATCTACACGGCGCGCGAAGAGTGCCGCGTCGGGTTCGGCTCCGGCCTCTGCCGGAACGTGTTCGACAAGTGGTTGAAGACGCAGAAGTAGGACGCACCTGAGATTCGCAACGGAGTGAGTGGAGTTATGGCGGGAGAGTGGATCAAGATCGAGCACGTCATGCCGGACAAGCCGGAAATCGACGAGTTGGCACGCGCGCTCAAGATCGACCACGACGCCGTAGTTGGCAAGCTGGTTCGCCTGTGGATATGGGCGGACCAACAAACGATCGACGGGAAAGCTGTGAAAGTTTCGGACTCGTTTCTCGACCGTCTGACTAACTGCCCCGGTTTCGCCGGCGGGCTGCTCCAAGTTGGCTGGTTGGCAAGCCGCAATGGCCGCTTGTCACTCCCCAATTTCGACCGCCACAACGGCCAAACCGCCAAATCTAGGGCACTTACGAAGGACCGTGTGAAACGCCACCGTAACGATCCCAGCGTAACGTCGGCGCACGAGAGAGAGAGTGAGAAGGAGAACTCGGGCTCTTCAAACAACCCGAGTACCGAGCGCAGCGCCGCTAAGCCTCCCTCTCGGGCTCGGAGCTCGGGTGTTTACACGGACATTTCGCCGGAAGTCCTGCGTGACCATCGCCTTTTGGAGAAGTGGTTCGACCACGAACGGCGCCGGCGGGACGGTTGGGTGAAGTCCGAGTCCGATTGGGTGAACGTCAAGGCGGCGGCGGCGAAAGCCCTTTCGGCGGAAGACGTTGCCGATCCGGTGGCGCTCTTCAAGTGGCTCGTCAAGAACCGCATGTGGGGCAACCTGTCCGACGCGAACGATGACCTTGCCGCCGCGTGGCGTCGTGACCTTGAACGCGGCCTGTCTGATTTTGGAAAGCTACCGGAGTGACCATGACGGATCGTAAAACCAACACCCGCCGTACGGATTCGCGTCATCAGCAGTCCGACGTCAAGCCGGATTTGACCGTGCTCGATCGCACCCCGCCGAACTCTCCTGAGGCGGAACGGGGCGTGCTCGGCTCGATGCTCTTGGACCCGCGCGTTGTCGACGACGTCGCCCTGTCCGTGAAGCCCGAGCACTTCTACAGCCCGGCTTATCGCCGCATCTTCGAGGCCGCGCTGAAGATCCACAACGCCGGCAAGACCGTCGACGTCACGCTACTGATCGACGCGTTGGGCGACGAGTTGCCCATGCTCGGCGGTATGCAATTGCTGATCGACATTGCCGAGTCCGTTCCGACGGCCGCCAACGCCGTGCATTACGCCGGCATCGTGCGTGAAAAGTTCCAGCTTCGTGAGTTGGTGTACGCGTCGATGGAGACGTTGAGGGACGTCTACGATCTCGTCGGCGAGGAAGACAACGCGACGCAGCGGGTCATCGAGCGGGCCGAATCGCGCGTGATGAAAGTCAGCGAAGAGCGAACCGCCGATCAAGTGACCGACGCGACCGGCATGATGAGCGAATTGCTTGCCATGCTCGACAGCGGCGGCGACAAGCGGCGGTATCTGACCACGGGCTATTACGATCTCGACGCCATGGCTCGCGTGCTGCCGCAACAGGTCATCGTGATTGCGGCGCGTCCGAGCGTCGGCAAGTCATGCTTCGCGATGAACCTGATGGAGAATCTTTCCAGCGGCGTCGGTGCGAAAACCGGCGTGTTCATCACGCTGGAAATGTCGCGGATTGAATTGGCGCAACGGATGCTTTGCAGCGCGACCGGTATCCCGTCGCATTGCCTTTCCGACGCCGGGCTACTCACGCAGGGGCAGCGGGCTCGCATCGTCGAGGCTTCGAGCGCGCTGTCTCAGATGCCGATTTTCATTGACGATTCGCCGAGCCGCACCATCACGGACATCGCCGCGGTCTGCCGCCGGCGGAAACGTGATACCCGCAACGGCGGACTTGACTACGTCATCATCGACTATCTGCAAATCATCGAGTCGGAAAGCACGCGTGAGAACCGCGAAGTGCAGGTCGCCACGATCTCCAAGCGGGTGAAGCGGCTCGCTCGGGAACTCAACGTGCCGATCTTTATTCTCTCGCAACTCAATCGGCAGACGGAAGAAGGCAAGGACAATCGCCCCCGCATGAAACACCTGCGCGAGTCGGGCGCCATTGAGCAAGACGCCGATCAGATTTGGTTTCTGCATCGCGAGGATTACTACGCGACCAGCGACTACGACCGAACGAAGGCCGGCAACGGCGCCGAACTCATCGTCGCGAAGCAACGCGGCGGCGCCACGGGGACGGTTAATCTCGTCTTCCTCAAAGAGCAAAGCCGGTTTGAATCCAAGTCCCACGTACCCGATTAAGCACACCACTTTCCGAGCACTGACATGATCCACATTCGCATCGATAACGAGGTCGAGAACAGCAAGCGTAAATTCGCGTGCGGCATTGGCCCCGAGTTGCCGGCGGGTGATACGTATTTCTTCGACGGAGAGTTATCCGCCTGTCGCGCGGACTGCCCCGGCTGCAATCCAGAAGGCCCGCGACCAATCGGCACGCCGCTGTCGGAGTTGAGCGGTCGCCCTGGGCATCCAGGGTTCGGCAAGTTCACCGAGATTGCGCGTTCATGGGGGCACGACTAATGAGCGTGAACGTCGTCCCCGTATCTGAGTTCGACTTGCACACGCTCGACACGACATGCGAATGCGGCCCGACCGTCGACTTTGAACTTCCGGAACTTCTTATCACGCACGAACAACTGACTGACCAACCTACGAAATGGGGAGTGTACCTCGATGACGACGAATGAAATGCCCGCGAAGAACACCGACCGAGAATTGTGGCGAGAATCTGACGACCGCTCGCAGACCACGCCGAGCATCCACGTCACGCTAGACGGCGGTATCGGAATTAACGTCGGTGGAACAGTGATCGTCATGCCTCTGCGTGAGTGGCACAAGTTGGCGAATCATCCCCGCGTGCCGTTCATTGCTCCGAATGGAATGACGAGCCCGGTTGCCGCCGAAGTTGCAGCGATCGCTCGAGGCAACCCCATCATCGCCAAGCCCGAGCAACCGCCGTTCGCGCCGAAGCAGTTCGTGCGTATCAAGTCGTCCGGCACGATCTTCAACGTCGCCCGTTGCGAGAAACGCGTCGTGCATGGCGCGTTGCGCTGGGTGGTCGACGACTTGAACGGCATGCGCGCCTTCGCGTCCGACTGCGAGTTGGTCAAGAACATGGAACTTGTGAACGCCGAAACCGGCGAGGCCGTGATTCATTTGCCGCCCGTCGTGCGTTACGCCTGCACCAAGGAAGCGAAGGTTGGGGATAGGGTGAGGCGGATTGACTCTAATAATTTACTTCGCAAGGTTACTGCCGTTAATGCAGATGGCTCTATCTGTGTTGAAACGCTTGAAGGGATTCGCGTAGGAAACAGGCCAGCATTGCAATACGAATTCGTTCCCGAAGTGACGCCGGTTGCTTCTCCCGACTTCGACTTTGACGAGGCCGCGAACAAAGCGGCGGCGGTGATTCGCGATATAGCGATGGAGTATGGCGCATTCGAGAGCGAAGACTGGATCAGGGCTCTTAGCGACAAAATCTCGGCGCAGATTCGGCCGGGCGTGCAGTCGCTTATTGCGGAGCGAAATCGCCTTGGTTCTTTGGTGTCCGAGGCGTCATGTGAGCTTTCGAGGGAGGTAGTACCGGATTCGCTTCCGCAAATGGCACACCAGGCCGCCACGGACAGGGCTTATCTTCTCAAAGAAAACAAGCGATTGAACCATCTACTTACGACCCACGCGCCAGACGGCCGCAACGTGACAAACCGGGAGTTTGTCGAGCTGCGGACGCGGCATGCGTCGCTTCAAGAGCACTGTCGGCAACTGGTCAACGTGCTCATGTGGCTGAACGAAAAAGGCGGACTCGGGCTCGATGTTCACGAGCGCATTACCGCCGTGCTCACGAGGGAGCATACCGTGCCGACGGAACCGGAGCCGGCAAGCGATACGGACCGCGAACAACTCGCCGTCGCCAAGATGCTACTCGGCCAGTGCGACAACCGCATGTTTCTCGTCGGCAAGTTGGAGCTACGCCGCAAGCAGTCCGGTTGGTCCGTGTTCGATCCGGTCGCGAATATGTTCGACGATGTGCGGTTCGCCGACCCGATTGCAGCGTATCAGTGGGCCAAGACGCTGCTTGAAGCGTTCGGGAAGGAAGCGGGTGCCACTTGAGCGGCGATCACATGGAACAACAGTTGTGCGGCCTGGATGCCTACCCGGCGTTTCTCGCCGCCGAGGCAGAAGCCGAACGGCTGGGGCTGACCGGGCCAAGGCCGAAGCGGATACAGATGCGGCGCGTGAGAGGATTCCGCAAGCCCGAAGGTGCTATCTACGTCGGGCGTCCGTCGGTGTTCGGCAATCCATGGACGACGGCTTGGGTGATTCAAACCGGGCTCATTGCCAAGTCGCATACCGAGTTCGCAGCGGTTGCGAACTATCGTGCCTGGTTGACGTGGCCCGACGAAAAGCGATTGAGCCTTCCGGCCGAAAACGAACTGCGCAGGTACGAAGAGCAACGCGTGAAGCTGCTCGACAAACTGGAATCGCTACGCGGCCACGACCTTATGTGCTGGTGTCCGCTGAGCAAACCGTGTCACGCCGACGTTCTCTTGGAGATTGCGAACCGATGAGTGAAGTAATGCAAATGGAGTTGCCGTGGCCGCCGTCCATTAACCACTATTGGCGACGGAATCCCATGGGCGGCAATTACATCAGTAAAGAGGGGAAAATCTATCTTGAGTACGTTGCCGCATTGCTAAGGATGCGACGCGTTCGGCCAATTGACGGGCCAATCTCATTCAAGGTGAAACTGCACCCGCCGAACAAACAGCGACGCGATCTTGACAACTGCCTCAAGGTGCTCATCGACGCGATCAGCAAAGGCGGTGCACTCGGCGACGACTTTCAGATTAAGCACATCGACGCCGCGATGCTGCACGTCGTTCCTGACGGTAAGGCGATTGTCGAAATGTCGGCGATGGAAGATCGGTTGTTTTAGGAGTCAGCCATGAACCGTACGTGCAGCAAGTGCGGAGTATTGAAAGCGCTCGAAGACTTCGTTGTCGACAATCGTAAAGTTGCTGGACGGTCGCATGTCTGCAAGGAATGCCGCCGCGAATACCATAGGAAGTGGTCGAGCCAGGCTAAGCAAATGGAGCGTCGCCATGCGTACGAATGTCGCAATCGAGAGAAGATAAACGCAAAGAACCGCGAGCGTCGGCGCCGCGATCCGGAAAAGGTTCGGGAAGCGTGCCGCAGGTGGGCGAGACGTAACCCTGAGAAGATCAAGGCTCAGACGATGGTGAATAACGCGATCAGGGACGGACGCCTCATTCGCCAGCCGTGCCAAGTTTGCGGCAATCCGAAATCGGACGCGCATCACGACGACTACTCAAGGCCGTTCGAAGTCGTTTGGCTCTGTCATTCGCACCACATAGATCACAAACACTCCAAGCGACGCACTTCGGCTCCCGAAGGAAAACTGGGTCGTGTTACGCAACCGCTTGCCGTTCCGCACGAAGAAGTAGCAAAAATGCGAGACTGTCGCCATAAGCAAGGAATGAGTCTCGCGGCCGTTGCGGCAATGTTCAAGCGTAGCGTTCGATGCGTCCACAGGCATGTTGGGACTGCCGCGAATCCCAAGATCAACTGATAGCTACGTTGGACGTACGGCGGACTGCCGGCGTCAACCTTTGCTACTCGCGAATTGACGGTTTGGGACGTTTCGGCAATAACTGGCGTGATGGCTGCCGTGTCGTTACGTCTGTAAACCTCTAGCCCAAGGAACTGCCCATGTCTTCCGCCACTCCCGCCGGCGTTCTTTCGAATCTTCAATTGGTCCGTTGGCTTCTGAGCCAAGGCCAGAACGTGCAAGCCGTGATTGGCTATTACGACGCGTTCGTCGCCGCTCCGACGGTCCGCGAAAAGTGGTACGACGCCGTTCGGCCGACGGGCGATCTGCTTGTGGATCTGATCGACACGCTGCCGGCCGTCGAGGCGAACGAAGTCGTCATGCTGGCCGACGTCCAAGCTCAAGCCGTCGCGCTGGGCATTGATTGGAACAAGCTCGTCGGCGTCGCCGAGAATCTGTTGCCGCGCGTGATCGACTTGCTGTTGCGTACTCGCGGATAGTCTCCGCTATGGCGGCAATCGAAACGATTCTCTGTTTGGTCCCGCCCGTGCTGGCGTGGTGTCTCATTACCGGTAGGTGGGAATAGCATGGAACCGATCTTTCGTTTGCCGCCGTTCGAAGTGCAAGCCGTCACCAAGGCGCTTTCGGAAACGCTCGATTGGAGTATCGGATTTCTCGGAATCCCGACGCTCTGGGCGCAAACCGAAGGCGAGGGAGTCAAGGTCGCCGTGCTCGACACCGGCTGCGACCTTGACCATCCCGACCTGCAAGGCGCCGTCGTAGGAGCGATGGACTTCTCCGGTTCGCTGTGGGGACCGCGTGACCGCTCAAGTCACGGAACTTGGTGCGCGGGAATGATCGGGGCGCGTGCCAACGACGTCGGCGTACGCGGTATCGTGCCGAAATGCCAACTGCTAATCGGCAAGGTGCTCGGCGACGACGGCTCCGGAACCGAGCAAGCGATTCTCAACGGCATCAAATGGGCCGATGCGCAAGGCGCGAACATCATCAGCATGTCGCTCGGCGGTCCGCGGATGAGTGAATCGCTGCACGCTGCCATTAAGGCGTTCGTCGCCAAGCCGCATCGGTTCGTAATCTGCGCCGCCGGCAACGACGGCCGTGAGAACTCCGTCGGCTATCCCGCCGTGTGGGAAGAGACGGTCGCCGTCGCCGCAGTCGATCGCACCGGCCGGCTGACGTCGTTCTCGAGCCGCGGGCCGGAAGTCGACATCGCCGCGCCGGGAGCCGACATGCTTTCGACGGTGCCGCTGTCGGCCGGCGGCTACGCCAAGATGAGCGGCACGAGCATGGCTACGCCCGTCGTCGCAGGCATCGCCGCGGCCTGTCTCTCCAAGCACTTGAAGGAAGGCGGGCTAACGGGACTTGAAACGTATCAAGACCTACTCGCGCATCTGCGTAAGACCGCTAAGGATGCCGGCCCGACCGGTCCGGATACCGGTTACGGCTGGGGAATCATCGATCCGAATAAGCTGCTCGCCGACATTGCGCCGGTGACGCCGCCCGTGACGCCGACGCCGGAAGGGCCCGACGTTCAGGTGACGGCAAAGGATGCGAAGGGGCAAGTTTGGGTATCGACGAAAATCGATTGGAAAAAAGCGTCCTAACGCTCGCATTCGCATGTACGCGATTATCCTCGCGGCATTGATGGCCGCGCAACCACCGCAGCAATCCGGTCCTCAAGGCATTCCGCCGACAGGCGCTGAAATCGAGCTCGGCCGCAAGCTGTTCTTTGAACCGCTCTTGTCGGCCGACGGCAGCGTATCGTGCGCGTCATGCCACAATCCGTCGAAAGGATGGGCCGACGGGTTACCGCTGGCCGTCGGTATTAACGGCCAGGTTGGCACTCGTCACTCGCCGACGATCATTAACGCGAGCTATTCGCCCCTCATGTTTTGGGACGGGCGGACCGTGGCGCCCATCACGCAAGCGCTCTTGCCGCTTTCCAATCCCATCGAAATGGGTCAGCAGTCGGAAGACGACGTCGTACGCAAATTGCGGTTGCTTCCCGAGTACGTCGCCGACTTCGCCAAGGTGTACGGCATCGACGCGACAAGTCTGAGCCCGGTTACCGGTGTGCGACTGGCCCGCGCTATCGCTGCGTTCGAAACTACGGTCGTGAGCTTCAATGCCCCGATCGACCGTCGGTTGGATGGGGACGAAACGGCGCTGACGCCGGACGCGGAAATTGGTTTCCAGCTTTTCAAGCAAGCCAACTGCATGAGCTGCCACACGCCGCCGCTCTTCACCGACAACCTGATGCACAACAACGGCATGGAGTACGCCGGCAAACTTCAAGTGTCGGACCTCGGCCGCGCCGGTATCCTGCCGCAGAGCCAACGCACGGCACAAAACATTCGCGCGTTCAAGACTCCGCACTTGCGCGAGATTCATCGCACGGCGCCATATAACCACGCCGGCAACTTTCCAGACCTCGACCGTGTCATCTTGCACTACGCGACGGGCGGCGCGCGTTACGACGACACGTTCGATCGGTTTATTGATCCGCGAGTTCGAGCGATTCGTACGCTCGAGTGGACCGCCGAGCAGCGCGGTTACTTGCGGACGTTCCTACTCGAAGCGTTCAAAGGAAGCCCGTCCCCATGAACACAGCACGATTAGTTATTGCGATCTTCGCAATCTGTACGTCCGTTGTCGCCGCTGAGGTGCCGCCGCGTTATGAAGTAGGCACAGTCATTCAGTACGGGCACACGCGGTTTGAAATCAAGGAAGTTGTGCCGTCGAATGGAACTCCTCGACCATTAGGAAAATTCCTGTACCGTGTTGCCGTCGGCGGTTTTGACGGGCTGCTGTTGGCTGACGAGATTCGTCTCGACCAACTAGCAAGTGAGGGCGAGGTCGTTGAGCAGGCGAAGCCGGCGCCGGTTGCTAAGGCATCAGATTCGCCTGCACTGCAGCCTGTTAAATATCGACTTGGCCAAATCGTAGGGCCTACGGGAAACCGTTATCAAATACAGGGATGGCGTGACAGTCCAAGCCAACCTGATGTACGGCTTTTTAGACTCGTGGGGGTCGAACCTGGGCTAAGTGGAATAGTCATCGAGAGCAACGAGTCGCTAGTTGACTGGTTGGTTGCGTACGGGAATAAAGACCCAGTGGCTACGTCGGCTGACGGCGACAGTAACGGCCACGCCGACAATCGCTATGAGCAAGCGGTGAAGCCATGATCCGCAGCACGCTCAACATCATCGGTTCGCTCGTTTGTCTCGCCGGGCTATCGCTCGGCGTCGTCCATCTATGGAATTCCGGTTGGCTTGACCGCCTAGCACCGACGCCGCGGATTGCCGCGCCGGTAAAAATCGAACTCCAAGGATCCAAGGAATGTCTCGCCGGCGGCGAAGCATGGTTCCACGTCGAAGTCGACGGCCCGGCCGGCGATGTCCAATGGGAATTGATTCCGCCGATTCCCGGCGCGCTCACTCCTTCGCTTGATAAGCAAAAGGCCCGTTTTCAATCGAGCGAACCGGGCGTCTTTATCGCGATGGTCAAAGTCGCCGGTGACGGGCGGCAGGTTTCGTCGAGCTATATCGAATTCGAAAACCTGGCGGTAGTCGAAGACGTACCCAAAGCTCCCGCCGAACCGCAACCAATCGTCGACATCGAAGCGATTAAGGCGATGGTGCTACCGCAGCAACCGCCGGCACCGACGGTTACGGAACTGACGCAAGCCGCGCTCGGCGACGTCGATAGCGCCAACAAAGTCGAAGAGTCGCACCGAATCGCCGGGATCGTGAAGTCGATTATTCAGCGGATCCAGACCGGACTCATCGCACCGGACGCGGACGTGACGCTTGAGCTTGAATCGCAACTCGAATTGGCGCTCGGCGAACATGCTCGCCCGTGGAGCGTGTTCATCGTCGACGTCCGTGCAATCTTCGGAGATCTGCGCAGCCAAGGCGTCATCACTACCGCCGCTTCTACCGTGCCGACGCTCACGGAAATTGCGGCCGTTCTTTCCAGCGTCCATTAGGAGAAGTGCCATGAGAGGTTTCGTCAGTTTGTGTCTCATTGTGTTGGTGGCCGTCTGTGCCTGCGTAGGATTCGCGGATACGGCGAGCGCCCAGTGCAACGTGAACAGTAGCGCGGCTTCGGCATCGGCCAACAGCGCCGCCACGTTGCAGAACCAAGCGATCTTGCAGCAGCTTTCGCTTCTGCAGGCGCAGCAACGGGTCGCGACGAGTAGCGCCGTCGCCGCACCGCCGCGGATTGTTTCGGTGCCGGTGTTCCAGTCCCCCGCTAGCGCAAGTGCCGTCGCATCGGCCGGGAGTGTTGCCGTACCGGCGCCAAGCATTGACGCTTTAGCTCTGGCTCAGGCCTTGGCTACGCTGCAATCGGTACAGACTCCCATCACTACGCTTGCATCGGGAAGCTCGTGCGGTGTCGCGCGAAGTCGGTCCGTTAGTCGAGCGAACGCGTTGTCTCGACTGGCTACCGTCGTGCAACCTCGAAGCGTGAACGTCGCGAGAAGTCGCAGCGTTACGCGATAAGGTTTGCCCGACGCCCGTAAGTGTGAGTTCGTACCACGCAATATGCCGCGCCGACTTAATAGCCCAAGTCGGCGCGGCGTTCTCTTAACTGTAAGGGTTATTCGACCATGTTCGAAAAACTAGACGGAACCACGGCACTTGCAATCGGTACGGCTTTCGGCAGTGGAGTATCTGCCATCATCGCGGCCGTCGCTAATTCGATTGTTTCTTTACGCAAGCAGCCGTTCGATCAAGCGATGGTCATGGTCGGTTCATTGCAGGCCCGCGTTGACGCGTTGGAAACGGATAACAAACGATGTCAACAGCAACACGCCGAGCAGCAACTAGAACTCGGCGTGCTTCGCGAGGAAGTGAGTCACCTACGTCGGCAACTCAAGGAGCACGACGAACATGAGCAAGCAGAGTCGCCGCCGGAAGGCGCGCGATAGAGCCAAGCCCGGCCTATTACCCAAGGAGACGCCCGTGTATACCGAAGAGCCCCCGCAAGCAGAGTCCCCCGTGTACGACGATAGCGGCGCGCCGCCGTTCCCGAACCCGGCCGCCGCCGTTGCGCCGCCGCAGCCTGCGCAGCAAGTTCCGCAACCCGTGCCGATGTTCTTTGGCAACAACGCGCCACCACTCGCTGAACCGCACCCGGCGTTCGATCACACTGCGAAGCTCAAGGAAGAGCACCGCAGTCTGTCGATTGGAATTGGTCACATCAATCGTGAGTTTCGTGCGTTGCAGCAGGCGCCAATGGACGTGCTTCTCACGGCCGCTGCGCATGTCATCGACGCAGCATCGTACGTCGCCCAGGAGTACGCGAAACGCGGCCAGCCGATCAGCCTACGGCAAGCGGTGCTCTTCACTATGCGGACCGTCGAAGCCGCCGAAGGCAAGGGGCTGTTTGGTTTGATCACCGCTCTTGACGCACACGGCCCGTCGTCTCCGGTCGGCGGCACTCTTAACGCTCGCGTCTAGCACTCACCCCGAAGGCGTTGAACGTCTGCGTCGCCGTTTGCGTGGCGGCGCGGGCGTCACGCCTTCGGGCAATTGTGCCCACCCCTCGGCGAGCCCCAGCTTATAGCCGGACTGGCAGCGGTCGGGCGTCCAGAATCGCGGCTTGCCTTGGCCGAAGTGCGGCCACGCCCGGTAGTCGCGTCCCGTCTTGGCGGCAAGCTCGCGTTCCATTGCGTCGCTGACCCTGCGCCACGACATGAGCTTCGGGTGCTCCGAATGTCGAGCACGAACGATAGCCGCCATGACGGCGCGTTGTTCCAGGCACGGCCCCCAATCCTTGCCGTCGACGGTCAGCTTGCGCCACCCTAGCGGGTCGGCCCCGTTGACTTTCTTCCCGGTCTTGCGCGAGTGAGCTTTGATTTCCAGCATTCGCTCGCTCTTGATGCTGCTCTCAAACTCCGCGAACACGGCGGCAATCTGCATAAACGCACGGCCCGCAGCAGTCATCGTGTCGTAATTCTTGTCGAGGAACACGACGCGAATGCCGCGCCGATCCCATTGCTCAAGCATGTTGCAGCAGTCGCCGGCGTTGCGGAATGAGCGGTCGAGACGAGACAACGCAATCACGTCGCCGTCTTGCAGCCGTGCGTTGAGACGTATCGCGGCGAAGCGTTCGAGGAACTTCTTCTTCCAGGCAGAAACGGCCAAGTCGATGAACACCCCGTCGTTCCGGTCGGCGTCAACGCGCATGTAGTTACCTTGCGCATCGCGCCTCACGCGTCCCCGCTCGTCGAGGTCCGGTCCGCCTTGCCACCCACCATCCCCCCACTCGTGATCCGGCAGGGCGCCGATGCTCTTTTGATACTCGAACCACCGTCGCATATTGGCGAGCGCCGTTTCCACGCTCAACCCACTGACGGCACTATCGGCGTGGCTAACACGCATGTATCCGTAGACCTTTGGCACGGGCTTGCTCCAAGTCTAAAGAAAACCCACGACGCGGCTGCTCGCATCGACCCCCGGGGAGTCCATGAGGGGGACGCAAGTCTCCTGCTACCACACAGTCTCGCCGCGTCGTGGGTGAAATAGTTTATAGGGTAAAGTTCTTGCGTTCCAAGATCGTTCGCGGTTTCGTCTTGCCAAGCTGCTTGAGTACGGCGAGACGATCATCTTCCGCACGTTGACACGCGGCCTTAGCTGCGTTCTCCGTGTTGAACTCGTTCGGACGTGACGGATCCACGGCAACGAGACGTATCGCCCCGTCGCCTTGCGCCACCGTCAACGCCTGGAAGGCGATCATGTGACGCTGCGCGTTCGTCAACCGCTGGCCGCCCGCCTTGTAGCGCCGGCGAATCACATAACGTCCGCACTTCGATCGGCACGCCTTGAACTCGGCGACCGTTTCCCACTTATGCCACTGCAACATTGTCGTCCCCTTCCTCAGTCGTGAATAAGTCCTCTTGTCCCGGCAGACAGTCCATACCGGAGAACATAACAGTTTGCCGCCGGTCGTCATTCTCAATGCGCAGCTTCGGCCGCGTCGGCTCGTTGGTCAGTGCGAAAGGTTCGTCGTCGATCATCGCCATTCGCCCCCCCATTGATCGTCCTCAAAGATCGGCGGCGGACCACGGCGACCGGCATCGGGTTCAAAGCAGAACATGAACCAAACGAAAAGCGCCGTGAGTACCGCCACCAGCAGGGTTATCCCGAGATAGTCAAAGAATTCGCGGAGTCTCATGCCGGCACCACCACCGACGCTAAGGCATCTTCCATCGAGTCCATCGCACGGCGGAAGGAGAAGCGTTCGCCGACGTGCCCCCAATTGAGCCAACCGACCGGAAGGGGAGCGTCGCCCGCTTCGGTGCGCCAGATAGCGCCGATGCGTTGACGAGCTTCGCTCGCAAGGCCCGGCCCCCCTTGAAAGCAATACAGCTTGAAGCGTTCGAGCAACGCGTCGGACAACCCGGCGGCGCCGTTGCTCGTGGCGACGACGATCAGCTTCATGTGCCGCAGCTTCGTTTCGAGGTAGGTTTTCATCGCCCGTTGGACTTGCACGGACGGCACCGCTTCAAGCTCTTCGATGATGAGCACGTTCCAACCGGATCCGGAAAGCGGACGCAGACGCAGCTTGGAATCGAACAAGTCGCGAAGATAGTCAATCGTGAGATCGACCGCGTTGACCATCCACAGGCCGGACCATTCGTCCTCGCAGCCCATGTCGTGAGCGAGAGCATAGGCGGCCGTCGTCTTGCCCGTGCCCGGCGTACCTTCGAGCAGCACACAGGCGGGCCGCGGATCTGCGACGAGTTGCATCAGGTGATAGACCGGCGGTTGACCGGTGATGTCACGCAGCGTCGTCGGACGGTACTTCTCGGAAAGTTTCTGATTCATAACGGACTCCCTAGTTGTCGGCGTGGTAGAGCCGAAAAAACAAAACTCGCTACCCTTACTTGGCCGATTTTGCCGGCCCCTCATTCACGTGTCAGTTCAAGGGAACTGGCGGCATGGTCGAATAGCACCACCAATGCCCCGTGCTTGCGGATTGCCGAGCCATGTCACGCAAACGCATCCCAAGGATGGACAGCGACTCGGCGCAGGCATTCGACTCGTCGCACGGAAGAACGTGCTGGTCGGTAAGGTACATGGCCGCGTCCTCGACGATCTCAGCGGCGTGAATCGGATCAAACGTGTCTGTTTTCATAGCGACTCCTTCGTGGTAGAGAACTACAGCCAATGCTTCTCGATGTACGCGATCTCAAACCGAATAGCGTCGGCACGCTTGCGGAACGGCCCGTACTGGCCGCCGCCGATCGGGCTCATGTCGGCAACCCAAAGGCACGGCCAGCGACGCGTACAAGCCGCAACAATGCCCGTCTCGCCGAACGTGTCACGCAGCCAACGGAACAATGCACGCAGCAAACGATTGCGGGGCAAAACATGCGACGCCCGCTGAATGCTGGCGGCCCCCAACGCCTTAGCGTCGAGAACGTCGTTGTGAATGAACCGCGTCGTACCGTCGGCAGCGATAGCTATTTGCATTGCTTGGTCCCCTTGAAAAGCGACGTGAGATCAATGTGCGGAGTGAACGGCTCGAATTCGCCCAGCACGGGCCAACCGTTGCTGAGCGTGATGATTGCTTGGAACGCGGCTTGTCGGTGTCGCTCGCCATTTGGACGCGAAACGCACGGCGGCCGTCTTGGAGTGTTCCGACTCCCGCGCCGCCGATGATCGTGTTGCCGAAATCGATGCCGCTTCGCATCTGCGCCGTGCCGGAACAATCCAAAGCAGACCCGAAACCGAGCGACGGATGCACGCCAACAACGCACGGCAGCAGACCGCAACCGTGCGTCTGATAGAACGTGCGGCGGCACTTCTCAAGCACTTCCCGCACACGTTCGTCGAAGTTGTAAGCGTAAAGCGACGCGACCATTGCGAAACCCTCGTGAGACGTTGCAGCGATTGGAATGCCCGCCGTGGGGATACCACGGCAGGCGATCGAAGCGCCGAAACTAGGCGGCCGAACTCGGACGAATCAGACGGCGACGCGGCTTGTTAATCATCATGCCGTTCAACTGCTCGGCGATCTTGCCGACGTTCTCGGCGATGTGGTCCCGCAGGACTTGCTGCGCCGCCGTGACTTCGCCCGATTCCGGACGGATGGACGACGGATCGATACCCGACACGAGCGCCTTGGCCTGATCGACCAGCGTTTCAAGCTGATCGTTCGACTTGATGCTCATGTGCGAAAACTTCTCGAAGAAGTCTCGCAGGTTCGTGATGGTGCTATCCTTGAACGCCTTCGGCTTCCCGTCGTCGTTCGTGCCGGTGAGACGTTCGGCCAGATGCGACACCAACTGCTCGAATTCGCCGACGAACGCCTGCTCGGCGAGCGTCACCGCTTCGTCGAAACGTGCCACGATGCGTTGGCGTTCCGCTTCGTAGAGCTTCGGGTTCAACATGCGAAGGTACTCGGGCGGCGTGACGTTCGGGAATTCCCACGCCACGTCGAACAAGCCGATGAGCGACTGCGGGTAGTCGCTATCGTTGTAGAGCTTGCCCAGCTTGGCACGGGCGGCCCAACGCAGGTCGTAGTAGATCTCGTTGAGTTCGTTGACCGCGGCGAGCAATTCCACGCGTCCCGCTTCAAGGCGATCGTTGAACACGACAACGTCCTGCTCGCGGATCAGACGCAAGCCCGGCTCGGGATAGGGCAACGTGCATTCGTGCCATTCACGGGCCAAGCGGCTTTTGATCTTCGAGACGGCGCTGTACGCCTTGTGCTTCGTGTCGATGATCTTCTTACCGGCGGACAAGAAACCCGCGTCGGCACCGAACGCGTCGGCGGCTTGCGACTTCTGATCGTCGGACAACGCACGCTTGACGCCCCACGACGTGAAGTTCACACGCGTCGCCCGAAAATCGGCGATTAGCGTCTCGGCGGCGTTCTGATTGATCGACCCTTGCAGATTCATAAGCGACTCCCTTGTGAAGATGCCCCGTGTGGTAGCGGGGCGGAAAAAAATCGGCCGGCTAACCTACCGGCTCAAAAAATCGACCCTGCTCAGTAGCTCGTAAAGGTTGCTGGCATCGTTCGATGTTCTACGCGGGTTGGTAAAGGCGACCATCCCCGCCCCGTGCCGATGGACAACACGGGGCGGAAGGGGCGTCGTCACCCGGCGCTACTTCGCTCGGTTGATGTTGCGGCGACGTTCGGTCGACGCTTCAACGGCGCCGCGGCGATAGTGACCGCCGCGATTGGCGTCGAGATAGCCGCGAGTGTCGGACATGGCCCGCAACGCGGCGATCGACTCGGCGGCCGACTTGGCGACCGGCTGGACGTTCTTGGACGCTTCGACCAACGTGACGCCCAGCAGCGAAGCGAGACGGCAGCACGACTTGATCTCGGCACCGGTCCAATCGCGGTCGTCGACTTCGCTCAGCGTGTCGTCGTCGATGATGTCGAACGCTTGGAGGTACATGTCCCAAATGACGTCGCGTTGCTCGGGCGACGGCAAGTCGATGAAGAAGATCCCGTCGAAGCGTTCGGCACGAGTGAACGCCCCGGCCGACACTTGAGCGAGCTTGCTGATGTCGTTGCACGTGCCGACGAAGAACACGTCGCTCGTGTGGTCGTTGAGCCACGTGAGCAGCGTTCCCAACATGCGGCTCGATACGCCGCTATCGCCGTTGTGGCCGCCCGTCGCACCGCTCAAGCCCTTCTCGATCTCGTCGCAGAACAGGATGCACGGCGCCATCGCGTCGACCGCAGCGAGAGCACGGCGGGTATTCTCTTCCGTCTGCCCCACAAGGCCGCCCATGAGAGCACCGAAGTCGAGCATGACGGTCGGACGGGACGTCTCGTTGCCGAGCGCCTTGGCGAACGCGGACTTACCGCCGCCCGCCACGCCCAACAGCAGCACGCCCTTGGCCTTCGCCTTTGTGCTCTTGGAGAGCAACGCCCGCTTGCAGAACGTCTTGAGCCCTTCGAGTCCGCCCAAGTCGTCGAACGATTCCCCGCCGCGATGCAGCTCAATCGTGCCCGTTTTCTTGAGCATTCCCTGCTTGAGTTCCCACAACACGCTGACGTCGAGACGGCCGTGACGGGCCAGCGACAACGAGAACGCGCCTTCCGCTTCGTAGCGGGTCAAGCCGGCCGCCGCGTCGAGCAGCTTGGCCAACTCGTCGTCTTCGGTCGGAATGTCCTCGTCCGCCGCAACGCCGTGCATCACGGCCAGCAGCGTCTCACGATCGGGCAACGAGTGTTCGATCGTGACGAATTGCTTCTCCAACTCGACGGGCAGTTGCACGCTCGGGGCCAAGATCACGATGAACGTGCGGTGCTCTTTCCCTTCGCTGACGACGCGTTGCACGGTCTGCAACAACGACACGTCGCCGAGGAAGCGATTGAACGCGGGGACCACGAGCAGCGTCGAACCTTCCGGCTTGTAGCTGCGGGTATCGCCCAGCACGCGGACGGCGTTGATCGGGTCGGGAATGTTGTCACCCTGCCCCGGGCCACGGCTCAAGCCGCGGTCCATGTCGAACGTCAGCACGTCCCAATTGTTCTCGGGAGCGACTTCGCGGATCTCGCGAATCGCCTCGTCGAACTCGTGCGTCTGGACGTAGATGCCGGTGAAACACGCGTTGACGTACTCCGTCAAACGCGTCTGCAATGCGGTGCGAACTTTCGTAGCCATGCTCATGCGAACTCCCTAGAAACGTGGTAGCGGTTGACAATACGCAGATGGTCAGACGAATGCAAACGGAAACCTACTGACGCGCTTGCTGGCCGGCGCTTTCGGTCTGATAGAACGCGGGCAACTTCTTGTCGCTCTGGACGATGCCCAACGCCTGCTCAAGCTGCTTTGTGGCGTCTTGGCACGACTTGCCGGTGAATCCGACGGTCGTGACGGTGGTTTCGCCCTGCGGCGTGACGATGACTTCGATCTTCTTCATGGCTTACCCGTGATAACTTGACAGATTCGGATGGAAACGACGCATTGCGGAACATGCGACGGTCTTAAACGGCCGTAGCGGTGATGACGATGGAACCGTCGGCACGCGTCTGCTCGATGGGCGTGTAGCCCTTGCGACGCAACTCGTTCTTGGACTTCTCCACGCTGTACGCCTGGATAAAGCCCTTGAGCCCGTTGGCTGCGGTGAGTTCCTTCAATCCGCCGCTGTACCAGTTGTCGAACACGGGGAGGAACTTCCCTTCACGTGCGATGAGCCCGATTTCGTACTTGGCGCCCGGGATGCGAATGGCGTGGTCGCACTTCCCGTAGTCCTCGGGCTTGATGTCGGCGGCGATGTACGCGGCGTCCTGCCCGCTGTAATCCCCGACCCACGTGCCGTACCACTCGAACGTGGTCTTGCCACGCACGAGCGTCCAACCGAGACGCTTACACGCGGCCTCGATGGCGGTGAGATCCCGCAACTCGCATTTGATCGTAACGACGTGCGACATACGCAACTCCTGAATATCTAGAGATAACCGGGCCGGCAAAAAATCGCCGGCCAACCTAACATGCCGAAAATCGAACCCTGCTCAGTAGTGAGCCAATGTTGCAAGCGTCATGGGATGTTCCACGCGGAGCAACGGCGCTAGCGAACAATCTCGGCGTCGATCAGTCGGAACTCGGCGACGCACGAGAACTCGCAGGTTTCACAGGCGCACGTCATGGTGATCGTACGCCCCTCCTGCATCCAGTCGTCGGAAGTGACGTCGCCCCCGCACAACGGACACTTTAACCCACCCAGGCGAATGAAGTCGCCCAGGATTCCAGGCCGAACGTCGACCAGCGCCGCCCCTTCGCCGAAACGTGGCGCAGGGGGACGCGGGGGACGCGGCGGCTCGCTCTGTAGTCGGTCGTTCATGCCATCCCTTCCAGCGTGGCGATAAGCTCCTTCGCCTCTTTCGAGACTTTTTGCTCGATGATCGTTGCGTGTGTCCAAGCCGGACCGGGAATGGTAATGCAACGCGTCACCCAACGCAGCAACTCGAAGAGCTTGGGCGCCGACTTCGCGATATTGAATTGCTTCAACTCGTCGCTATCGGGCATGACGTACGACGGCATGTGGTGGATCAACGGCGGGTGCTTCCGATTGCAAGCGAACGAACCGTCGTTGATGAGCTTCGCACAGTGCTCGGCCAACGCGACGTCGTCCATGTTGCCGTCGATGTCGAATTCGCCCCCGAGAAACTTCTTGAACGCGTACCGCTCGAAGCGGCTCGTCAGCGCGTTCCAGATGCAGACTTCGCAGTACGTCCCCTCGCTGCCGGAATCCTCAGCGCGTGCCGTCAGCAACCCGTCACGAGCCTGCATCGCCATAAGGTCATGCAGCGTCATGCCGTCGCCGACGACCTTCGGGCCGTAGTACGAGAATCGCACGTTCGGAATGGTAGTAGTAGGTGCAAACGTCATAGACCGCTTCCCTCCTGCTTGAGAATCTTGACCACGACACGCGTCTCGTAACCCTGCTTCGCTAGTACCTCACGAACGTACCGCCAATCGCTTGCAATGCAGTTGCGATGGCCGGGCGTCCAAGCGCAGGTGTATTCGTACAACCCGCGCTCTAGACCGTAGCACTTGATGAACTGACGCTTGGCGCGTTGCTCATCCTTCACGCGTTCCAGACGCACGAATACGGACCTTCGCACGTTGGGCGGAATCTCATCCACCAGTCCCATGAATGCCTCCTATACGACGGGGCGGAAAAAAATCGGTCGTCCAAAATAGCCGGCCCGAAAGCGCCCCCCTGCTCAGTAATGAGCGATGGCCGCGGCATTGGCTCAATGTTCCACACGTCGAGACGTACTGAGACAGCACGCCCGCGCGCGTAGGGTGGACTACTGGCGGCACGATAGACGTGCGTGCGCGAGCGCACTCCCCCGCGCGTGGAGAACGCTAGACTGGCGGCACTACTACACTGGCGGCACCATGAACCAATAACCCCCTATTTCCGTGGTACTATTGCGACTTTCCCCGACTTTCCCCCACTACTACCCCATAAACGCCCCCGATACGGACCGAGAAACCGAAACCGCAAACCGCCGGCAGATCATCGGCCGGACCGAGCGAACCGGACCGAGCGAACCGAGCGAACCGCACGCCGGCCGGCCAACTGGAAACGCAACCTCACGCCGCAGACGGCCCGCAGACCGCCGGCGAGCACCAAAGACGGCCGACGAATCGAACCGGACCGCCGGCCACGCTCAAAACGCAAACCACGAGCGCAGGCCGGCCGGCGAGCAGATCATCCCCCGGCAAACTAACGGCCCGAAAATCGGCCGGCCCGACGTACCGAGCGAAGAGCGCGAAACGTAACCTCAGCAAGACGGCCGAGGGGGGGCGCAGAGAGACGCGCAGAGAGACGCGCAAAGAAAACGCCCCCCGCCGAACACGTCGACGAGGGGCGCAAAGGAAGACGAGATCAGCCCGAGCGAGATCAACCGGATATGCCAAGAGTTTCAGCGCCAAGGCATTCGGCAGCCCATTTGCCGCAGCGGTCACGGTCGATAATGACTTCCCCGCATTCGAGCGGAGTTTCTCCACGGTCAACGAATCGGCAATACGACAGCACCGCAGCAAGGCGCGCCGGATGGACTTCGCGCGCCGGCTCATCGCCGCGCCGATA